GCAACCATCCTTTGAATACTGAAAGATATGTCCTCGGCGTCTAACTCAATAACGCTGCTGTCTCTTCTGATCAATTGTATCTTTGGCATCAGATAACACCTCTTCCGAATCCACTTGAGCGTGAACGTGTTCTAAACGCTCTTTGAACCTCTTGACTTACTTGTTGGGCGATTTCACGGGCATTGCCTCCGCCACCATTGACTGTGATGTTTGCATTGTAGGTGGTTGAGCCTCCGCCAGCCCCCATCCCCTTGATTGTGACGGGGATTGTTTGGCCGTCAGGTAGAGGGACTACTGCCTCCGTTCCGTGTAATGTGACGGGGTATCCTGATTCAGGGCCACGGGCTACACCTCCCTGTGAAAAACCAAGGAAGCCTCCTATACTACCTACTACACCACCAATGCCATCCACCACATAATCAATGGCATCAATAACAGGCGAGAAGAAATCCAAGATACTGTCTACCCAATCCATAAAGAAGCCGCCAAGTGCAGAAAAGGTATCCATGAAAATGTCCCCGATGCCTACAATCAGGTCCCATACCTTGCCGAAATCGCCTGTGAACACGGCCACAATAATTCGTATAATCGACACGACTACCCTCATAATTCCCATGACGATTGTGATGAGAACACTCATTACCAATTTGAAAGCATACCAAACAGGTCTCAAGAATGGAAGAAGCCAGCCAATTAGCACTATTACAATACCCATGATGATTGCCACTACTTTAATGACGATTGATGCTACTTCAAACAACATCAAGCCCACTTCTACAATAAAATCAATGATTCCACTTGCGATCAAGAATGAGACAAAGCCTTGAATCGCCCCTGTGATAAAACCCGTCACACTCCCGAAATTGACGCCAACCAAATCAAGTGCGCCAATAATGAGTCCGAAGGCCCACATAATAGAAGACATCAAGCCACCTATTCCATCAATTAGAGCCTGCAATGCGCCTGTATCGGCAAGGTGTTGATATATCATTACAATTGAGCCTATGATTGCCCCAGCGACTTCAACCCACATTGCAGCAAAATTGATTATGAACATTATTGCCATGCCCGCAAAGGCCATGAGTGGTTCAATGATTGGCATAAAGTCAAGGCTCATGATTATCCCGACTAACGACATAATGTGTTCGCCTATACCCATGAACCCGTCAACAATCCGGCCCAACGAGTCGCCTATGCCCGGTAGAAGGTCCCCAAAGGAACCCATACCACCTCCTAACATCGTCATTGCCATCATCAGTGCAAGACCGATTCCAATGGCAACAGTAAATAGCATCACGATTTTACCCATTCCTTTGTTCAGCAATCCGACCGTTCCTGTGATCGGTTGAGCAGCCTCATCCATTGTTTGGAATGCACCGCTTACATCATCCATTACTTCAACAGCAGTAGCCATGGTCTGTTTTGTCTTAATCCAAAGGTCATAAAATGGACCAAATGCCTTGTTGTATAATTTGGTGTAAAGAGCAGCAGATTGCACGTTTTTTGTGAATCCATCAATTGCCATGCTTGCTTTGGCAATTTCACTTGTTGCTGCTGCTGCGCCATCTGCCATCGTTATCAGTCCCTCATTTGTTGGTTTACACGGTCAAAGTAGTCCTCATCGCTGGTAGTGCGTAGAGGACGCCCTCCTTTATGATGTCCCCCATTTACGTTATAACGGGATATATTCTTCTGCATTTTGTCCATTTCCTCCTTGGTCATTTCCTGTGTTGCACGCATAAACAAGAAGTCCAGCATCACACGTTCATGTGTTTGGCCGTCCCACATATGAGGTGGGCATTTGAAGTAATGACCAAGAGCAAAAGAAATCGTTTGATGAGCCAACACCATCTGTTGTTTTGGGTCAAATGGATTTTCCTCTCCGTCTGACTTAATGAAATCCATCAAATCGGAGAAGGTTATCCCAAAGGGTCTGCCTCACCACCTGCTGCAAATTGCTGCATGATGTCGGTGAGTGATGGCAAATACTTCTGAATCTCCGCCCCTACTTCGGGTTTGAGGTTCAATAAGTCCTCTTTGGTCAATGATGGTTCTGTTCGGTCAATACAACGAGTAATGACGTATCTCCAATAACCCCCAAGGTCAATGGATGGTGCGGCTTCACCATCCACTACTTTGAACTCAACGAATTGAGACATTGCTTCTTGTTGTTCAATCCACGATAGGGGGTTGACGTAGATTACCAATGTGCCTTCAGGAGTATTGACCTCGTGGCGTGAGGCTTGTTTGCTCAAAACGAATCTATTGCTGTCCTTCAGCATCCTCGCTCACCTCACTTACGACTTCTTCAACCACGGGTTCTTCAGTGGTTTGATCAGCGGCTGGTTCTTCAGCGGCTGGTTCTTCAGTCATACTTCCTTCAAGACGTTCAATCAGGTCTCCCTTGTTCCCATAGATGGGGAGGCCCGCTTCCTTCAATTTCAAACGCAAGTCGGTCACAGTCAGGTCCCATAGTCCTCCTGTTTCTGTTTCAGAGAGGTTCGCTTCTGCGAGTAGGATGTCTCCTGATGAGTTTGTGTAGTCGGGCAATGAGACGTGAACCTTTACATCATCGGCTGGTAAACCGGGTCCTGCATTCACTGTCGTTCCTGTAATAGTCCAATCTAAGCCAATTCTGACTCCATTCAATGTGACGTGGCCTGTTAGTCGCATGATAAGACCCACCACCGTATAACGCTTAATCATTCCGTTATATCATAGGGTGAAATACGGATTTGTTTCTACTACTTTCAGATGACGGACAGCACATTCGATTTCAGCAGTAATTGGCCCCTTGTCGTCAGGCATTGGGTGATTAGCCTTCATAATAGTGTAATCTTCAAGGGTGATTACTGTGCTTTGTCGTGTTGCTGCTGCACCCGATTTATTCAATCGGAATACAATATCGTTTGAGTTTTGATGGTGCTTTCGTGTTCTCATTTCATTCCAATAGCGGTCATCTTCAATGATTGCCGAGAATGTGAATGTGTATTCTCTCGCTGCTTCAGTAATATCCAATGGTTGGTGGGTTCCACCATGTTGAACCTGATCAGTATCAGCGGTTTGTCCCTCAAACCCACGAACATACCATCGTGTGGTGTTTTGATTGGCAATGCCAAACTCAAATTGTGTTCCACGCAGAACAGGCTTACCAAATGCTTCAACGCTTAGGTTTTGGAATAGGTATGGTTTTTCACCGTCAACAGCAATCCCTGATACAAGCCTGTTCACAAAGGAATTGGCTGTGTTCTCAAACATACGATGTGGAGTAAATACATCTGCTGTATCAGTGTAATGTCGTGTGGCTTCATATTCTACCGTCAATTTGCATTCACCCTCGCTATCTGCGGCGAGTTTAGCCGACTGAACCTTACATCCATTGAATAGGCGTAGCATCTGTTCACGGCCCGGTGATGCATCTGTTTGTCGGAATGATTGTTCGATCATGAAAGTGGGGACATTTGTATGCCCGAATAGAGTGTGTTCCACGCCATGGTGTAATGCACCATCTGCACCAATCATTGGTGTTCCTCTACGCCCATCCTTTGTTGTATCAACAGTGGTTGCAGAGTATTGGTATTGTAGCCTTTCAACCCCACACGACTCATGTGTGTGGTCAAACAAGAATGGTTCCTCGACATATAGAGTGTCGGTATCAATTGCGAGGACCCTTCTAATTTCGTGCTTATTGACTGTTGGCAATGTAGCATCTGCACCGGGGATTGAATGTGTATCCTTGTCGAAGATTTGCACATAGTCGCCAACAGAAAATCGTGTGCCGAGTCCTGTCCCAATGGCGATATGGAAATCGCCTGCGGCAACGTCTGCCGTGACCGCACCACATAGATACACAGGATTCCCTGCTATACCTGAAGCCGCCGCTACTGCCCCTGCATCAATATCCGAACATCCCGTCAATGCCGTTCCTCCTGCTGCGCCGTAATGTCCGATTAAAGGCACACCATTTGCATCCATTGTCTTGAAAATACCTCCATCTGAACCTGCTTCTTCATTGCATGAAGTGTAAGCCGATGAAAGTGTGATTGTCGTTGCGTGGACTGCGCCTGCTGATGCACCTCCAAGAAGAACAGTCACGCCATCAGCACCCCCCGGCAAACTTGGTAAACTACCAAGAGTCAAGGACGTTGAATTAAGAGAAGGTATTGCTTGAGGAAGGTCATTTGTGCGGTATTTTTTGACTGCAAATGAGGCCGCTATCGGAGTCCCATATTTTGCATTCAATGGCAATTCAGTCAGTAATGTGCTTGCTGATAGGTCATCTACCGTGCTAAACTCACCTTCGCTCTTTGAGGTCCAACCTCCAAGTGCATATTTCATCCACTTGATCGTGTGAGCATTCAATTCCATGCTGCCGCCTGCCAATGTCTCACGCCCACTTGTAAGGACGTTTACATCACGGCCCATTCCGACAACGTGTTGCTTTCGCACATCAATTTCAGGTTCAGGCAATGAGAACGTGTTCAATAGACCAAGGAATTGGTCGCTCTTTACTTTCTGTGCTGCATCTGTGCTGTCCGGGTCAAAGGTTGGGCATCCAACGCTATCAATGGTGAAAATGTCGCCGGTATCTGCTGTTGCAGTAGTAGCCATTGCAGGTTGCACGTTGATTGTATTGTTCGTGCAATCGTTTGCTGTAATGTAGTAAACACGGCGAGTGGATGCATAATCATCGCTGGTGAAATTAGCACCACCTGTTATGCGAAGTAAACACCCAACAAGAGCGTTGTCGGGTATCTTTTGAGTATGGAAATATGCTGTGCTACCGAATGTAATAACAGATGTATTGGGTAGTGTAGCGTGTGCTGCTACTACCCATCCATTTGCGGTATTATCGCCTTCCAATCTTAGTCCTGTTTCTTTGCCCCATGATACTTCTGCGAGGTCTCCCTTGAATACTGTATTTACCATTTTTTTTCACCTCATACTGCCACTAACGGTTTGCTGAATGTAATGACCTCGGCCTGCATTGTGTATCTGAACATCCTCTTACTGCGGTCGGAGAGGTCAGTTCGGGTCTTGAATATAACCCTATCAAAGTTGACTCCATCGCCCTTTCGGTGCAAATGTAGTATGCGCCGGACCTCATCACGGATACTACTCAACCTCGCTCGGCTCTTTACCGTTCGCACGTCAATCGTCAAATTGACGTGTTCATTAACGAAATCGAATAGTAATTCAGGCTGTGCTTCATTGTGAGCCGTCTCAAAAACACGAATAACATCTTTGTCCTGCATACGGACTCTTTTGCCCTCTCCATGATCAAGAACAGTAATGTCCTCAATACTTGGTTTGGGTGAGACATTCCAATTTGAATTGAGAAGGTTGACGATTGCTGTGATTGCATCTACCATTATACCACCTCCCACACCTTATCTGATAAGGAATTATACTTCATACGATGAGGATTTGTGTCTTGTTGTATATCAACAACCCGTTCTATATCCTCTTCGCTCATGCTTACCCCATCCAATTCTGCCATAAGAGTTTCACGCTTAATTTGAGCCTCACGCCACTCTTTTTCGGCATTTGGCAATTCTTTTGCACTCTTACTCCATTCCTCACTGACCTCTTTCAGTCGTTTAATGAACGCCTCAAGTTTAGGAAAAGCAGGTTCACCCATCTAACCACCCATCCCCGCTACTATGATTGATTCTTGGAATGGAACAAGCAGGCGTTTTGCCTCTTCATCCAATCGCTGAACCTTTGCATTCAAATCTATGTTCTGTGTTCCTTCAGGGAACATCACTGAATAGTCATCGCTCATCATAATGTCCATTGCCACTAATTTGATACAAGCATCCTCGATCATCTTATCCACATACCTTTCACCGTAGACATATGATACCTTTAGGCTGTGGTTTTCAAAGAATGGATATTGGTTGTTAAACATCAATGCGCCGTTATCCTCCATTGACCACCAATCCTTTTGGCGTTCTTCAGATGTGGTGTCGGTATCAAAGCGGTGTTGCTTGATTTTTGAGACAACGGCTTTTCCTGCTGCCCCTGCACCGCCCCCACCTGAAATTGATACTGTTATCACGTCACTATTCAAGTATCCTGAACCACCGTCAGTAATGGTGATGCCGGTCACAATACCTGCAACAGCATCAATCGTAGCCGTAGCCGTGGCCCCAGCCCCCGCACCGTCTGTTGTAATGGATACAGTAGGGGCAGAAGTGTATCCCGCCCCATTACTCACGACTGTAATAGAACCGATTGAACCAAGATTAGCCGCAAATGATGAAGTCAGGTCGTTCAATATGGTGAATACGTTATTTGATTTACTGCAATGCCCGACATGAACAGCCCCATTTGTTCCCTCAATATACACAATGGAATTACCTTCAACAAAAGACCCACCATCGGCCAAGGTAAATGATGTAGGTGGTGGCCCACCTGAAGTTGAAATCAAATCACTGTTTGCTGAACGACCCAATGTAAATGCAAATGAGTTTGTGTTTGTAGTAGCAATGGTGGTCATATCTCCTTCATCGGTAGAACGCATACTGCTAATCATTACATTACCGTCTCCGTCATCACTATTTGCAGTCGCAAGGAACTCATGGTTCACATTCAATGGCCTTGCTATCCCACTTGAATCGGTTCCTTCGGTCAAAGAACCGACCTGAATAGCGGTCTTCTCCGAAGCGTGGTCTTGGTTGATCAGATTCGCAATATCTTGTGCAATGGTCTTTACCCCAAAGTCCTTTTTCCATTGTGTTGAAGTTGCCCCTTGTTCTAAAGTGGCCGTTGCATTGACTCCTCCGGGGCATAGGAATATCTTGTCCGATGCCTGTATCTGTGTTGGATTCGTCACGGCCATTTTAATGCGGGATGAACCCAATTCACGGTAGTAATCGCCCTGCCATACAGAAAGGCGTAGAACTCGTTGAATTGCCCTATTGTTCAAGTAAACCGCACCAACATAGTCAGTGTAGTATCTCCTTCGGTATGGTTTGAATGTGGTGAAGTTTTTGTATTCGTCACAAACCAATTGAGGTCGCCATGCCATACGGGTGGTTCTGTCGATGTAGTCCTGCCTTTGGCGAATCAAATCCTCAACAAGTGCCTTACTCAATCCACGCTCTTTGCTATTGCTAATGGATGAGTTTGCTTGGACTACCGCACTTTCTGCGGTGGTGTATGCAGTTCCGGGGTCTACGCCGATCAGATTCACTTTGCCCCCTGCCCCCGCTGATTTAACCAAAACAAGAGTCAGTTCAGACCCCATTGATTCTACATTGTCGTAAACAGTCACGCTGTCTCCTGCTGAAAAACCCCAACGGCGATAATCAGCACCGCCAATAGGGATTTTGATGTAAGTGGTTCCCGCAACCAATGATGCGTCAATAGCAGAACCAAGAGCAGTAGAAGTGTTGTCTGCCAGCGTCACGGGGTCGGGCAATGGTAATTGTAAGAACTCGGATACTTTCTGAACGGTTGCGTAAACCAATTCATCAGGATATAGTGGCTGATTAGGCCGATGACCCGGATGAAAAACTCGTGGCATACATCAACCCCCCTCCTCAATAATCGTCTCCGATTTCTAAGTGCTTGACTTTACCGCCTCTTCTTCTTTGAGCCTTACCACTGTGTTTTGCAGTTGCTCTCCTTCGTTGGCATTGGGAGGGATTCTCTCCTGCAACGCACATTTCGGGTCCATCTGCACTTGAAGCACCACATCCTCTAAATCCACATGGTTGTTCTTTGCATATTTCCCATGCAAAGTCAAATGCTTTCTTTACCTTGTCTTCCGGTGGACAGCATATAGAACACCCACCTTGTTCTTCACAAGTCATATTGCAGTATGTGTTTTTCTCGTCCGACATTATGCCACCTGCCTAATCTTGTTTGGATGATGATGCCGTTCTTGGTTGTGGTGGCTACCGAGGTTGTAATCCATTGGTCCACCGCATACCGCACAGGCTGGGGTCCAACAGAAATGTAGCATACCGCATTCTAAGCATCTTGTGCCTGAACCAATATCCTGAATGTCCATTCGTTGATTGCCCTTGATTTTCATACGGATGTCTGTGGAATTGCGTGCCAACCATTCTTTACTGAATGGCGCAGCAGATTCGTGAACCGATGCATTGTGTGCATTAGCAATTTCATGCATACGGCTATTGCGCCTTTTCTCAATCTCGTATGCTTCATCAAGATTGACTGAATCAACAGAAAGCCGTCCCATTTAGGCCAGCCCCTTCAGGCTCGCCCGCCTGTGATCATGATTTTGATAGGAACTGCCCGTAGGTCTTTTCCTGTTGCTTCTACCATAGCGAGGGTCACGGCTGCTGCTGATGCCCCACCTCCATCATCACGAACATGGCTTTGGATATATGCCTTGATTTTCTTGTTTGTTGCATCATATTCAAAGACGTATCCTGAATTGTTTTCGATGTGAACCATTTCGGGGTTAGCAACATATGATGTTGCATCGAATGCTTCTCCACCTGCGTTCCAAGTTGCGTCATCTGTTGCTGCGCTCAAAGATACAGTCAATCTGTTCCCTGATACGTTCGTTCTTCCGTTTTGCACTACCGTCAATGCCATGTGAATCAAACCTTTGTATGTGTTTTTTCATTTAAGTGTATTTACTCAAGAATAGTGAATGATGAGCCTTATTGCACCCGTGTCTGCCGCCCAAACCGTGCCACCCGATATAGAGAGCATGACTATCATTCCACCTGCAACCCTGCCGGTCCATGCCTGATTTGCACCGATTGCAGTCGCAGCCCCTGCTGCATTAGCCACTTTAGGGGCGGCAGGGGTTGTTGAATGTCCCGACAATCCGGGCGATACAGATAGAGCGTGGTCCATTGTTCCTTGTTGCGAACCTTCTGTTGTTTGGAACGTATAGTATCGACCAGCGACCTTGTTGGTAAAATCAAGGTTTGTGATCGGGTTGCATAGGTCCATTGGCAATCCTCCAACGGTTATAAGGGGGGCTTGGATTGATAAACTGCCCTTTATTGTATCAGCATCAGCATTACTATCGAGTTTGCTTGCACTAACATCAAGATAAATAGTGTGGATTTCACCATTCATTCCGGGCAATTGTGCCATTACCATATCCGAGCCTGCGAGGTCATCTTGAGACCATTCATAGACGATGCGATTAACACGGGTTCTTGACGCATAGCGTCCTTCTCCGTCATCAATGCTGTTCTTTGTGATTCCCATTAGGCATCAACCCCAGCATCACCATTTAGGAATGCTTGGGCCTTAGCAGTCAAAGATGCCTTGGTATCTGTTGTAGCAGTAGCAATGCCATTGCTTCTACACCACGACATCATTTGCGCCCTCGTCATCCTTTCACTGAATTGTTCTTCAAGAGCATTCTGCATTGCCTCGGTTTGATCATCAACGGGTGCTGCTGGTTCTTCCTCGACTGCTGGTTCTTCAACAGGGGTTTCTTCAACAACAGGGGTTTCTTGAACAACATCTAACATTGCCTTTGCTTGGCCTTCAGTATCAGTTGGTGTATCTACAACCTTCCATGCCGTTCCGCCATTGTCTATCAATGGAATGATAATTTCCTTGATGAACTCGTCAGGAACGTCATCACGTTCTTCCCCACGAGAAAACCCAATAGGATGGGGTAATTTGTTGTGGGTCAATTCCGCATATGGTCTTGCACCTGTATAGATGAGCCTTAGAGCCACTTGGCTCACCTCAAGCATACAAGAATACAATTCTGTGTAGTTGGTTAGCACCTGCGGTTGCATGGGTCTTGAAAGACAATGTGTCTCCTGTGTGTCCCAAGTTCAGGGGTGGCTTTGCTACTGTCTCGGTGTTGATCACACTTAGAAGTGCAAGGACTACGGTTCCTGAAAGACCAGCGATTGCTGTGGTTCCCAAATCAATGCTTGTGTCGGTATCCTGTGCAGCACAATCGACTTCAATGACGCACATCTTGACGCCACCTTCTGCCTGACCTGCACTTGTGCCTGCAATGCCATTGAGCCATGCGGTGGAACCGTCACGGGTTCCCATCCACATATTTTCATCCAATACGATAGTTGCGGTTGTTTCTTCGATATTATTCACTACTGCCATTTTTCTTCATCTCCTTTTGTTATTCTCCATAGAATGCAATCAAGCACTTAGGTCTCTCACCTTCCCGTGTGCGCCGAAGAACAGTTGCCATAGGTTGCCCATTGTGTGGAACATTCCCATCTGACCAAGACGGTTGATACCGAACGGGTCTCCTGTTTCAATTCCTGACTCGTGGTAGAGAGTTGGCTTTGCTGTGCAGAAGTAAGTGTAGTCAGTGTCGAGGTAGTATAGACGGCTGATGCCGGACCCACCTTCACTGTAAACGTCCTTGGATGGGATGATCGGGACACCATTGTAGGTTGCCACGATGAATCCTGCTTCCATACCGGGAACACCCTTTACGCCATTGACGCCGGGAACTACCTTCTTCATTTCTGTGAATCTTTGCTGTGGTTGTAGCAATTGCTGAATCTTCTCAAGAGTATCATATCCTGTTAGGATGACTTTAGGCTGACCACCACGTTCCCATACGCTTCGGAACATTCCGTCAAGGATGTTCAAAGTGAGTGGGCGTTCTGCGCCTGCTGCACCTGCATCGACATTTGCATCATACCATTGCTGTGTTGCACCTTCAGGGCGACTGACGTTGTATAGGTCGTGGTCTCCTGCTGCTACATCACCGAATGTTGAAGCCTTCTCAATCTTAGGTGAAGAAGTGATACGATCAATAGAATCGAAATCATTCAAAGTGGTGCTGCGATACTGAATATCCTTCAGAAGCATCTTGTTGATTGTTTCAGCGTGGTGCTTTGCCATTTCCATCTTCATGACTGCACGAGCATCGCCAAGACCATCATCCTTGTCTGCAAGGAACATTGCTGTTTCTGTTAGGTCAAACGTGTGTGCCACTGTGCGTGGTTTGTCGTTGACGTGTAGGAAAGTTGGCTTGGTTGTGTCCGGTAGAGTTGCATTTTCAGGGACTCCGCCGCCTTTTGTTGCATCAGGCTTTGCAGTCACGACTCTCCAACCACTCTTCTCCCATGGCTTCTTAGGCATGATACTGAATGCGTTAAACTCTTGATTCAGTTGCGACCATACTTTTCGGCCAAAGATTGCTTGATATGTTCCACTTGTGGTGGACATCAATGGGGAATCAGCCTTCAATAGGTCTGTTCCGCTGTATGCCCAAGCGTTCTGTCCTGCGCCTGCACCGTAGTATAGGCGTTCCATATCCTCAATTGTTCGTAGGTATCCTCTTGATCCACTCATATTTTTCATCTCCTTTTTTCATCAGGTTTAGGATGCGATTACTCGCCTCTCAAGGCCCTCCGTGCCAAATCTTCTGCCGCAATCCATCCGTCAAGGCCATTGCCCATTGCTTGGTATTCCTCATGTGTAGGAACACGAACGCTGGTAGTTGCTGGTTCAGCGACTACGGACTTCTGTAAATCTGTATTTTCTGCCTTCAATGATGAAATCTCTTGGCGTAGTGCTTGGATTTGACCACCGAAGTCATTGGCTTTCTGAACTTCCAATGCCTGCTGGGTCTCAACATCATAGCGTTCCTTCCATTCCTTTTCAACGAGGGACTTGACTGCTTCTTCATCACGAATGGATGCGTAAGCACGGTATCCTCGCTCAAGGGATTCAGGGGTAAGGTTGAGTCCTGACTTGATGACGTTCTTGTTTCCTGAAGGTGCATTCATGTTCATTCGGCTACCTGTCTGCTTGATCACGTTCTGATTGCCGCTTGCAGAAGGCAATGCAGGGTAGGATGGTTCAGATGCAGATTCTCCGCTTCCTTCCATGTCGCCCTGTCCACGGTGGCTGTATCCGCCGCTTCCTTCTTGTAGGTATGCTTTCTCAAGACCGAAGTGTCCACGGAGAGCATCGAGGTTAATTCCCTGCTCATGTGCAAACTTCTCAAGCGTGTCGATATATGCAATCGCACCTCTTTCATCTACTTGTGGCTGATCAGTTTTAACTACTGCTTCTTCCACAGGTGCAGGTTCTTCGGTCTCGATATGCTTTAGCACACGGCTTAGGCTGTCTCTTATTTCGGTCAATGTCTCACTATTTGCGCTCATTTCTTCATCTCCTTGGTCCATCTTAAGGATTGTATATCGGGCCTCCGGGTTGATGCCCTTTTTGCACAAGGTAATCTCGTGCAGTTCTAAATCGGTGATTTCCCTGTGTGTCCCATGTTCAGGGGTTGTCTTAGTCACTCTAAAGAGTGCTTGACCACCGATTGAGAATGCTTTCAGGTCGCCATTGCGAACCTGCTTCTGAACTTCACGAGCCTTTTGGATGTCGTCACGGATTCTGCATACGACAAAGAGTCCATGCTCATCCACTTCTGATTTCCACACTCGTCCTTCAGAATCTGTGTAGTTGTCCACGACTTCACCGACTTGAATGCCGCTGTGTGCCAATTGGACATTTCGGAATGCCTTGTTGCCCATGAACTTGCTAAATGCCTTTGATAGTGCAGATGCTGGGATTCGGTCTCCCTGCTTGTCTACCATATCCACACTTGCGTATCCTGCAATGAATAGGTCATTACCTTCTGACGCCTTTAGAATAAAATCACTACCAACCGCCGAGAACCCTGTGGTTCTGATAGCAGGTGTAGCCATGATTTGGTTCGCCATTGACCACCGAGAATAATGTCTTTCCATATAAATGGATAGGAAAGTCAGTTGATCTTAAGAACTGTATGTCTATCGGAGGGCTATGGACGAAAAAGAGCATGACTGCTCGGTATGTGGTGGAGAGTTTAGAGAATCAAATGGGCGTTTAGCACACATTGGAGGGATATTCATTGCGATATGCCCATGGTGCATTGCACCATTACAAGATATGTTCAGGGAAGAAATTATTGCAGAATATCTTGAAGAACAGAAATCAAGCCAATAAATCCTCTTCGATTTCGTCATCAACAACGTCATCGGTAGCATTTACCTTGGTTTCAATTTCTTCCTCAACCATCTGTTCTTGAGGACTTCTCAATGGGTAATTCAGTTTAGCACGACCCATTTCTACATCAAGTGTTGCATCCCCATCCAATTCAGGGTCAACCCTAATCTGCAAATGATACGGTTGTGGGGGCCTTTCAGCCTCTTCCATATCGTCATCATCAGTTTCAGCACCGAATGTGGTTGCTTCATCGTTGGTTAATTCAGTAGGTCCCCTTGGTGCTGTAATGTCTGCCTGCATACCTGACCAAGCACCACCGTCAGGCGATGCACGGTTCATTCGTGGGAATGCGAAGTTTTCAATGATGTCGTCATCTATTGCTTCATTGACTGTCCATTTGTCTCCTTCTTCAGTCCTTTCAATGCCATATTCAGGACCATACACCTCGATCATCTTTGGCGTTAATCCCTTTACTTCAGTGCATAACTCATCAGACGACATTGCCTCTTCACGAGTAGTCAGAACTTTTCGTGCGTGGACCATCATTTCAGCAGTATCTTCTCGATCACCACTATCATCCAATAATTCAGGCGCACGGAGGATAAGGTCTTCTTCCATCTTCACACGCTTACGGGGTCGCTTCTTTTTCGCAGGTGCTGAATGCATTGGGCTTGAAGTTCCTGCTGTTGTTGATGATACTGTTCCCCCACCTGCGGCTGCGCCCTCTTTCAATAATTCAATAGCAACAGGTCCCCAAAGTTTGAGTTGAGTTCGTGCGTGTTTAATAAGGGTCGTTGTTCCTTCGTATTCATCAATGGACATTGAGTATCTACCATCAAACTCTCCTTTGACGATTACAGGCTTCAACAATCCGGGGTATTCCAATACAATGTCCTTTCCTTTTACCATCACTTCAGGCAATGGCCCATATGGTGTATGCTTGGCAATTTCCTCGTCAGCGAAATGAACCCATTTTGGATGCATCTCCTTACCTTTGATGAAAGTAGATGTAGCATCACGAATCAATAACCCTGCCCCACCCAATTCTTCAACGGCCTTTTTCAGTCCAATATCATCCGTTGTAATACATGAATTAGGCATAGGGAAATGGATATGTTCATCTGAATGGTATAGTGTGCGTAATGCATTCAACCTATCCTCTAATGGTTCCATGTGCAAATCAGTGCCTTTGTGAACTAACAAATCTACTACATTGAGCATATCACCTTTGACGTATGCATCAATGGTAAAATCGCCTTCTCGTTCTTTCAACGCTTTCTTGATTTTAGGCGGCAAATCATGTGGGTCTACTCTCTTGTTTTCTTTCTTGATGAGCATTCGTTTACCTTCAGGCATCTTCTGAACAACCCAATCCCCACTAAATCCTTTGATCGTAGATAGGTCATCAAGGTCATATACAGTATGTGCTGGTTTAATCATGGTTTCAAAAATACCTGTTGGCTCGTAATCATCTGCCTTCTGCAATGAACCCGATTGTATAGGGGCGTATCCAAATGAATCCGCTGCTGATATGGCATTCACATCCTTTTCCTTTGGTGGTAGATTAGACATATTTGGCCCAACCAATGAAGGGGATATTGCTTTCACATGGTTTTCATGTGCTGTTCGCTGCAATAGTGTAAATGGTGAATCTGTAATGTTGAAGGATATTCCTCCTTGAGCAGGGTCAAACCTCCAAGTCAAATTGGCTGGCATTTCATGCCCCCATGCATCAGTGTCCCCACTCACATATACAGGTGGAACAATTGCGTGTGAATCAGGCGATACCGGACCAACAGGACCCATTACATTCTTCATAGATTGGTCGGGGGCCATACTCCTGTAAGATTCACCCATATTCATTCTTAGCAAAGCGTGATTGGCAGCAGCAGCAATTTGTTGAAGATTGCCCCTACAAATAGCGTGTTGCATTGGGTCATCAGAACCCATGGGGTTGATAACTTCAGGACCAAATTGCTGAATTACCTTTTGAGCCATTTGCTGCATAACACGAGAAATGTGGCTATCCGCTGACCTGAAGTGTTCATTATGTGCATTCCAATAATCATCGGTAGAAGACGGATGTTCCTCTCTACCAAATCCGACTCTCGGTCCACCCATATCTGTTTGAGCCGCCAAAGCACGACCTAAACCCGACATCATCAAAGCGTCATTAGGAACATCAATACGGCCACCCATGCCAAAGATTTCGCTTGGGTGAAGGTGATGTTGATTTGAAGTATGAGACCACATAGCCCTTCTACGTTCAAACTCATTATCAGAATCATAACCTGTTGAAAGAGCCGCCCGCATTGGATTATCAGGTTCCATCTGATTTACTGCGCTTGGGAAATGTGAACCACCTATGTTGTGTGTCCCTGCTTCTTCCTCACCCATGCTGATCAGGATTTCATTCATCCAACCGCCATTGAAAATATCAGGATAGGACTGACTCATTACGCTGTCCAATGAACTCATGGAACGACCAACGCCCCCCCATGCCTGATATGGTTCCCAATGACTATACGTCATTGAAGGTGAAATGCCTTCTTCAGACATTACCCATGGAGACATAAAATGCTGCAAATCCCCACCGGGGTGCGGTTCAGTAGGGCCATGGCGGTCAGGTGGTCGCTGCCACCAAGATGCCATAGGGGTGAATCTTTCACGCCAATTTCTCAATGCACGCCCCCATGAAATACCTGCTTTTTCCTGAAATTGATTTGCGATGCGTTTTGCATCCGATGACTTTGGGTCTTCAGTTGCTGCCATTTGAGCAATAAGGTCCATGAAATTACTACGCTGTCCTTCAGTATTCCATTCTAATCCAAATAGCATAGGCAACATCCCAAACGATGAAGATAATTCTGTTCGCTTATTTGCATGGTATTCTTCGTCATTTAGGAATGAATTGCGGTTTCGATCACGAACATATAGGTCGTGTTGACTCTCTATTGGCAATCCAAGGAAATCTACTACATTCATTTCTGTGGTTGGAACAATTGACTTGTCTTTCTCCTGCAACGCTATATTCTTCAAATGCTCGGAATCATTCTCAACGCCCCTCATAATATGGTGGACATATTCGGGGTCTCCGTGTGCAGCCCCGTGTAGTAATGGGCAACAAGATGATTTGAATCCAAATGGATGGTGTTCACCGAATGCATTGTCTTGATTTGCTTGGGGCCAATCTTGAATATAATCGGTAGTCACTTTGGAATGACCTGAAAGAAAATCATTCATGCTTTCAGGGATTACCATGCTGGTGGCAGTCATTGGACTATTCAAATCCCTCATTGAATAAGGAGGTGGGGAATCAGCAGCACCTAATGCAGATGCTATTGCCATATCACTACCCGCAATTTCAGGGCTGTCCTGAATTGCTTGAGAATAAGCAGGTATGTCTACTTCCTTCAAAAGAAGCATTGAAAGAATAGTATCTGTTCTTTTGAGAATTAAATCGTCTGATGCGTCTACCATTGTCCCCACCTCATAGGCGGGTCCCAATTTGTTTGAGCAACGCCTCGATTTCATCAATCAAGCCCATATCGCCTTGGTCAGCATTCTTCTTGATCATCGTCAATTTGGTCATAGCATCTTCTACTGAATCACGGTATTGTCCTTTGGTGGTTCCGCCGTCAGTCATGTGCATATGAAGGGATGAGCCTTTGCTATCATATCCTGTTTGATACGATGCAGGCATTGAATAAACTTCACTAATAGGTGCAGATTTAGGTGCTGTATCCTCATAGGAGGGTAGAACTTGATTTGTTGTGTATCCACCCGCAGCCTGAACAGGCTGACCACCAGCGTAATCCATGAATGTCGGAACTGCATTGTCTCCTGTCGGTTCTTGTTGATACTTCAAGAGGTCCAATTCCATTTTCAAAATGTCCTTTAGGATTTCACCTTCAGGGGTTGCTGCTGGGTCGTGCCATTCAATCATTGTCCACTCACCACCCTTTCTGCTTCTTTCCATGCCTCTAACTCGGTGTATCGGTCTTGTTTTTGGAATGTGTCTCCGCTACCTTGGAAAGGACCAGCGAATGATTGACTTCCGTCTCCCAATTCACGGTTTAGCGGGTCATATGTTTCATCGGCCATTGGAGTGACTACTTTCAACCACCCTGCCTTTTTCATCATGGTTTCGGGGTCGTCAATAGATTTTGATAGGATTGAGTTTTGTGCTTCAAGTGAGACAACACGTTCTCGCAATTCTCTAATTTCATCGACCATCTCTTTCATGAGGTCGATTTCAGCCTGCTTCATTTCGTCAGTCATTCTTGATCACATCGCTTGTTGTGGCATAGTAGCCGCATCCATTGGTGGCATTTCTTGAGGCATATTCATTGGTGCTTGTTGACCCATTGCAGCAGTCATTGGGTCTGCTGCTGGTTGACCATGTTGTCCTAATGAAGCGTGCATTTCACGAATCATTGAAAGGTCTGCTGTGAGGCTCAATTGCTTTTGTCGCATCTTTTCCATATCGCCCTGTAATGCCATAGTCATTTGTGGGTCAATGTTAGTTGCACGGACTTGAGCGAGCAAATCATTGATTGCTGCCATTTCGCCCGCCAATGCTTGAATGCCTGAATCTATGGCATCGAATGCCATGCCAACCGCTGATTTTGGAGGTGCAGGCATTCCACCCATCATTGGGTCTGCTGGGGCCTCCATTCCTGCTGGGGCTGCTTGAGGTGGTCCTGCCATTGGCATTTGTTTGATGATCAGACCATTCTGTTGTTCGCCTTCGTGACGAAAACGGTGAGACACCGCTTTAGAATTGCCCTCATCCCAATACATTCTATTCCCTCAAAATACACGGTGAGGGCGCATAACGGTTGAAGAACGACCTTTACGGGACACTCCCATTACTACAACGTCACCCTCGGTTCCATCGTAGTCCGAATCTGTATGTTTGAATGTGTGTAGATTTCCAACGGATTTCTGCAATTCGCTGGAATCAGTTGCAGACGTGAACATTTTGTTCAATCGGTCATGCAAATCCAAATCTTCTTTGAGTTTGGATAGAGCGTTTTGAGCCTCCATTAGATGCTTCTCAATATCGTCTCTATTGTTATGCTGAATCGCCTTTTCCATTGCTTCCATTTGTGCCAATGCACGGCGAGCCATGGGTTCCATTTTGCTGATTATTCCGAAATCTCCTACTGCTTCGCTCATCTCAACCACTCCATCCGATGCATAGGACCCTCTTTATCGTTGCCCCTTTGAACCGCCCCTGCGTTCCATTTCTTTTAATCTGTGGTCCACAGCACGTTCCGCCGCAGTCCTATCATCCCGTTTGTCCCCTCTCGTAGTAGCCATGGATGGTGCGCCGTCTACTCGCTTAATGCGTTGAGGCGATTCTCCACCACTATTTCTCTCACCCATTTGACTATCCCCGATTGTTCTTAATGCAGGTAAATCACCTGAAGTGACTACCGATTCAGGGATTACTTTTGAACCACCCCTATTAGGTGTAAACTCGGTTCGTTTGAATAGCATTTCAGGAGTCATTTCCAATTCATCCATACTTGTCTGAACGGCCCCCCCTTGTTCACCACCGCCCTGTTGCTGCTGTTCTGCCGCTGCTGCTTCCTGTGCCGCCGCTACCTCTTGTGGGTCGGGTTGGCTGTAATCAAACTCCAACATTTCATTGTCGGTAGTGTCTCTCAACGTGGCATCAAAGCCAGCCTGCTTCATTTGCATCATATTGCGGATTGCCATTTCGTCTCGGCGCAGGGTCATAATTTCATCTTCTTCTTCATGTGGACTCAAAGTCAATGTCCATTCTGTGATCGAAAACGCCTCCATCAATGCAGGGAATAATACTGTGTTGTAAATGGATTGTGCATAAGCCACTGACCTATTGCTAACCACAATTTGCATACCTTCGTTATTCAAACCACCGCCTGATACGTCATTCATGAATACGTTTGATACTCCAAAGAATGCTGCAATACGTTGACGAATGTCGTCCTTGATTGGGATATACTGTAATTCTTCAAGGGTGTCCATCATACGAACATACTCAAGGCCGCCTCTACCTGATTCGGTTTCAACACCGACTGTTGGGATGTAATTCGGGTCTCTCTCAAGATGTTCCTGTATATTGCGTGCGGTTCTTTCGACCGTTTCAAGATTGGAAGATTTGATGACCATTACTCCACGAGGCATTCTACGCTTCTGATATGCGGAGTAAACGTAATTGTCCATTGCGATGAGAGTATTGACTTGACGCCACATTGTAGCAATGGGACTGCGACCATACAATTTTGACGGGGACCATTTGCTTATGTGGACAATTTCATCGTCAGTATAGACCTGACCCGCACCTACACCTGCAAGGTTCATGTAATGAATAGGAACGACAGCCATTCCTGTCTTAGGGCATTTTGCATCTTTGTCGCTGGTTCTAAACGAACGGTCAACAAGGCTTGTGTATTGACGGCCACCACGGACACCACGCTTATCCGCTACAATACGCATGAAGATTGGGTCTGCACGAGTAATTTCCTTGATGCGGTAAAACTGTGGTTGCTTTGTTGCTGGGTCAATGAAGTATTCTTTGGTCAATACAATATACGCATCATCCACGATATTCAAATCCATTTCAATTTCACGAAGAACCTCAATGAATGATTGTTTCATTCGGTTCTGATCATTGAGAATTAAGTCGGCATATTCTAATTGCTCTTTGTCGGGCTTTCTGACTTCGCCGCCACAGGTCTCACATACCTCTAATTGTTGTTGGAACTCGTCATTACAGTCACGACATTTGACCACAAACTTAGGTTTCCAAGCCCACCCTTTTCTGAATGTCTCAACATTCAAGTGATTCAATATAGAACGCAATACTACACACTCATACGCAGCCGCATATAATGCAGGGATGGTAATTCCCTGAAGAAGGGGGGGTTCCTGAACACCGCTGGTAAACAACGGCATTGCAGGAACGGGGGTGGTATGGCGTTCCATATCAACGCCAATAGCCGAAAATAATCGTTCCATTCTTTTTGATTCGTCACTCGCCATTAGCAACAACCTCCTTTAGAATAGTATCAAATGTTTCAATAGACCAATTCCATGTCTTCATCAATTCTAATTGACGATATGGAGTAGCAAGATTGAATGCTAAGATTTTTTGTGCCTTTTCATCCCCACTGATTGCGCTTTTCATAATGATTGCATCATCACGCTTCTCATTCATTGAAGGAATAGACCACTCAAGGGCTTTACCGACTGCTGCTTCACCTTCCACGATCAACCACGGCCCCTCCGCCCTAACATTCCTCACACCCATCTCACTCTTAACAGCGTTGGCATAAGCAGGTGCATTCAAACTTGAAAACGGCAGGGACAAACGTGGTTCGCCACGAGGACCGATTCCCAATTCTCCACCTGTGTCTAATAATGAACCAATCAAACGACCCACGTTTTTGATGACTACATCGGGGCGGTCAATGTCGTAAAATAGGCTTCTTTCATCTGACTTGGTTCCTTGACCTGCTTTGATAATGTCGTATAGGAATCCATGGGAACGAATCAATTTGGCAATTTCCTTCGATGGTGCGGCTACACCATAGGACTTCAAGGTCTGTGCATTCATCGGTCCACGTTCCCACATTACTTCAGCACACCTTTTGAGAATATCATCCTCACGAATTGAGAGCCGTGTCGATTTGTCGATTCGACTTGTCCAAAGGGACAGTGCCTTTTCACGTTGCTCATCATCTTCAGCATCAGACCAACCTTTGACCAATTGAAGAAATGGTATTCTCAATCGCTCACTATTCTTACTCAAATACTCATAATCACTATCCCCTAATGGGATTTCTTCTACAACCTCAAACGATACGCCTTCAAAATACTTGACTATCGCTTTACGTTCTTCTATGATCAAAGGCTGAATAATTTCAAGAGCATCATGTCTTCCTGCTTTGATTAGCATTTCACTAACAGCGGCACTACTCATGCCAAAATTGTCTACAAACCAAGAACGAGTCAATGGCACTTCTGCGGCTGCGGGCGCAGATGCTTCAGAACCATCTGTTTCAGCAGGCGAAGCACTACTGTTTTCGTTCTTCATTCCTCTTACACCTGCGTTATCTCTTGGACTTCCTTGGCCTTCAGATACTTCAGGCGAATCCTGTGAACCCGATAATGCTTCGGCAGGTTGTTCGGGCTTAGGAGGCGCATCATCAACAGTAGCCTCCGGTGCGGATTGTTCCTCAACAGATGCTAAGTTTTCTTCGGCATTCCGTGTTTCCTTTTCAGCGTCTTTGACTTTCTTTTTTGCCTCTTCCAAAAGTGCTGAACCTGAATCTGCTACCGCACCTGCTGCGACTTGACGTGCAGCCATTGCCGCTAATGGTGCTGCTTTGTGTATTGCATCAACAAGGCATTCAACACCTACAATTGCTTCTATTCGATCACGCATCAGCCCACCCCAATCGTTTACTCCATGTTTCTGCATCAAGAATCACGATGTTGTCCCGATACTCCTTTGTTGCCTGCACGGATAGAGCAAGTGCAATAACCATATCGTCATGTGCGCCAAGGCTTTCCATTCGCCCATTTTCAAGCATAGTGAATGTAGATAGTTCGGTAATGAGGGTGTTCATGTGTCTCAATGTAGAGCCTGAATCATTGTAAGGAATAACGAGGTGTCCCTGTTCAAAGTGTAGTTGTAATGTATGAATCAATGCCTCCTTCTTCATTCGGCTCATATTGAATGGTTTAATTGGCAAATCACTGATTTCCTTCAGGACTTGATTGAATGCGAGAGCGAAATTGTTTGTTTCTAACTCAATGATTACGGGGTTGAACCGTGCATTCAATTCGATGATTTTGTCGATTTGACTGCTGAAGTCCATTCCTTTTTCGTGATGAACGTGGATAATTCTCTTGTGTCGGTTCTCGTTCATTGCGATAACCATCATACAGGTATAGTCGGCTTTTCGATCAGGACTGATAGCAGGGTCCCAGCCAATGTAATAATTCAGATTTTCATCAGGGTCGGGGTAATAGGATAGTGATAGTGAGTCATCTTTGGCATTTGAAATCATTTCTTCAGGGAATAAACTCTCCTCGCTGGATAGCGGTTGGCACAGATACTCACGAGTAAATGCAATGGAAGTCATTTCATTACGTCTTGAGTTTAATGCGTCTAATGACCATCGTTCAGGCCAAAGCGGGTCTCCTGTTTTCTCATTGATTGCGGGGTATTCTCTAACTTCATATCCACTTAGGCCCTTCAATTCTGAATACAGGTCTGTAAATGAGAACGGTGTGCCAACAATACACAATTGTGCTGTGTGGTGAAGAACCGGCAATAGAGCCGTGTAGAACCATTGGGCTACTGATTTCAATTGAGTCGCCGCTTCGCTCGACAATATGTCGTCAAGAACTACAATATCGGGGTGCGCCCCACGAACCGCTTTGCCGACAGACATAGCACGAATTGATGATTTGTTTGTGAACTTGAATAACTGCTTTGCCCATCCTCGCTTTGGCTTTAGGTGCTGCAATGCTGGGACAGTCATTATCATTTCATCCATTTTTGCCATATGGTCAATGGACTGATGCTGACTGTGGGAGAAGAATAGAACCTCGGTTCCGGGGTTGTATGCCATTTTCCATAGAAGATAGCAACGATAGAATACAGATTTTCCATGATCACGAGACGCAATAACACAGGTCTTGTTGTTCTTTTCAGACATTTCATACCATTCATTATGGAAATGCGCTAATTGAAATCCACAAATATCTTCAAAGAAGTATTTGAAATCACGGCGACCCATTTCAAAATCGACTTTGCCTGTAAGGTCAAGAAGGGGGTTGCTCATGCTAAATCCCTCCTTTGCTGTTCGCCAGCCTGCCCGTCTTGAGTCATTTTTGCATTGATCATATCAAGTGGTGTTGTTCCGGGCCTGCCTGTTTCCTCATCTCCTTCTACTACACCCGCTTCTCGTAATCTTCGCACGAAGCATTTGGCGCACAGTCCATTAAACTCCCATATTGGGAATCGAAAATTAGTCATTGCCGGTTCGCCACAATCTTTGCAGGGTTTTTCATTCTTGGATAATGACCAACCAATAGAGAACGCTTTACTCATTGTCCGTCACCCCATCCTGCGGGCAATAGGCTCATATCATTTCCACTACTTA